CGCGTGTTGTGGTGCGTGGTGTTCCGGCTCCGCAGGGGTCGAAGCGGGGTTTCGTGGTGAAGGGTAGGGCGGTCTTGGTGGAGTCGTCGGCGAAGGTGCGGCCGTGGCGTGAGGATGTGCGTCACGCGGTCATGGAGCACTTCGAGGCCCCGTTGGTGGGCGCTGTGTGGGTGGGGATTGTGTTCCGTCTCCCGCGGCCTCGGAGTGTGAGTGTGAAGTCCCGGCCGGCACCGGTCGTGAAGCCTGACCTGGACAAGCTCCTGCGCTCCACGTTGGATGCGTTGAAGTCCGCCGGCGCTTACGGGGATGATTCCCAGGTTGTCGAGGTGACCTGCTCGAAGGTGTACGCGGACGATGTTCCGCCCGGTGCTGTGATCGAAATCGGCCCTGTGAAGCGATGACATCGGTACCCGTAAGCGATAGACTGAATGCATCACCAAAAGTAAGTGCCCCGGTTCAGCGTTTGTGGAATCCGCTGCCGGGGCCGGAAGCCGGAAGGGGCTCCCAATGACAACGTTACCCGAAAACACCCCCCTAGAGCAGGCGAAGAAGCAGCTTGACACCGCGTGTGACGAGTTCAATCGTGCGGCCGCGGCGACGACACCGCCGAGCATGTTGCAGAAGGCGGTCCGTGACCTCATGTACGCGGTTGACAACTTCTGCGACATGAAGCGTGAAACCGTGAGAGGCGCATGATGAGCAACAAGGTTGAGGCGACGTTCCACGGCGGCAACACCGACCCACGAGTAACGCTGGCAAAGCACCGGATCTACGGGTTCACGGGCGCTGATGTGAAGTGCGTGTGCGGATGGGGCTGGGCCTCTGTTTTGGATTATCCCGCACATCAAGCCGAGGCGCTTGCAGAGGCGGATCGTGCGGCTGGCATCGTCCGGGTGCGCGTGGACGACGACACGGTGGAACGGGTAGCTGAAATTATCGAGAGCAAACACCCATCTTTATCCCTCCCGCACCCTCGCACACTGGCCCGCACTGTCATTGCCGCGTTGAGGGGCGAGTCATGAGCCGCAAAGAGCCGACCGTCGCCGTCCTGTGGGGTGACCAGGCGCGGGCCATGTCGTGGATGGAACTCCACGACGACGGACGGAAAGAGTCCATCGGGCACGCTGACCCGAACGGGTTCTGGATGCGGAACACCACCGACAAGCAGTTGGCCGAGGCGATCTATCGGGCATGGCTGTACATCCAAGACCCGACCGCCGATCACATTCTTGCTGGCCATGCCACGCACACGCTCGATACGCGCCACTATCCGACCCGGTGCGTCCCGATCCATGAGGAGACGTTGCTGTGAGCCCGCACGTGCTGATCTCGGAGAGTGTCACCTGGTGCACGGACATTGAGGGTGTTGAAGTGTCACCCCGCGCCATGCCGTACCTCGAACAGTGGTTACAGGAGAACGGGTGGGTGCATCGGGATCAGAGGTTGCGTGACCAGCTCAACCAGACGCCGGCCCCGGTAGTACCCGACACAGGAGACGAAACCGCATGAGTGGGGATAAGACCTGCGACCGCTGCCACCAAGACTTCAGCAACGGTCTCCCAAGGCCGGGAATGTCAAAGATGTGGGGCGTCGTGACAGTCAAGAGTTGGAAGATCACTTTCAACCGGCTCCGCATGAACTCGTGGGAGAAAGCCGTTACCGCGATGGATGTCATCGGGTCCAAGACATACACGGACCGTGAACTCTGCGATAAATGCTGGCGCGACGTGTGGGCATTCATCTACGACACAACACCCAAGGCCGCGTAATGCCGGCCACTCGCTGTACGTGTATCCGGTCGCGGGGGCTCACAGTGCTCATCCCTGACCCTGACTGCCCCGCCTACACCATCCACGCATACACCGAACTGAAAGAGGCAGCATGACCCCCTGCCAGCACATTTTCACGTTATGCCTCGTCAGGTTGCCCGCGCTGTACGGGGCATCGAATGGGCGCCACCACTACTACGGAACGGGAAAGCGCCGAGATGAAGCCGCGCAGAACGCAGACCAAAACTCTCGCCGAAGCCCTAGAGAAGTACCTACCTGACCGCCCGGAAGGTCAGTGCTGGGTATGGAAGGGCTACATCGGGCTCAACGGTTACGGATCACTCAATCACGGGGGGATACCTCGCGGCGCTCATCGCGTCGTCTATGAGGCGCTAGTCGGTTCCATTCCAGGAGGGCTATTCCTCCGACACTCCTGCGATAACCCGCCGTGCTGTAATCCTGCACACCTGATCCCTGGAACAGCGAAAGATAACGCAGGAGACATGGTGAGCCGGGAGCGACAGTGCCGTGGCAGTAAGAATCATTCCGCCAAGTTGGATGAAGAGACAGTCTTGAAGATCCGCCGCGAACATAAGCAAGGCCGAACGAACAAGGACCTCGCAGCCGAGTACGGGCTGACGCCGACCCCCATGTCTCAACTACTACGCGGGATCACATGGCGCCATGTCCCCCTGCCCGACCATGAGCCAGCATGCTGACACCTTGCCGGAAATGGTGCTGTAGAAGTTTTTACAGCGGCAAGTGCCGGAAGAACCGGCAGTGCGCCTGTCACCCGAAACGCGAGGAGAAGAAATAATGCCCGGATGGTTCAGCATAAATATCTGGTGGGGTGAGGAGTACGCCGACATGCATCACAAGAATGGTTTCACGCGTCAATCCGGCGATGTGTTGAATATCCTGCGCATCGGTCCGTTACACATCTCATTTGGGATCGAGGGCCGATGACCCGCTGTAACGCCTGCTGCCGCACACCGTATGGGATCTGTGGGAACAAGGAGTGCCGGTGCCACAACGCCGCCATCCTCCGCCTGCCCGTGCTGCTTCCGGAAACTCCGCAGGATGACCTGTGGGAGGCTGACCGCCGCAACAACGCCCGAAACCCGCACATCGAATAAGCCCCGACAGGCGATAAAATGGGTACCAGCAGACGATAGGGGAATCATGGTGTGCACAGTTGCCGGGTGTCAGGTACAACCAGGGGACGGGATTACCCTCTGCCACGACCACACCACACAGTTGGAACGCGACCTTGACGAGATCCCCGGTATCCTCACCGACCTGTGGGACACCACCATCCGGGCCACCCACTACACCGACCCGGTAACGGCAGCCAGTGGTGAGCCTGCGTTGATCGTGGACTTCAAAGCCAGCGCTACCGGGCATGAGCTCGCCGCGTTGATCCGGTCGTGGACGTCGATGATCCTCGACCACGGCGTACCGACTCGACCGGGTGATGTTCGTTCGCCGGCGTCGTGCGCGAAGTGGCTCCGCGAGCAGGGGGGCGTGTTCCGGGCCGCTGATTGGGCGGGGGACATGTGCGACGAGTTCCACGCCGCCGTGTGGGAGGCCCGTAGGGGGACGGATAAGCCGCCGTCCAGGATGTTCGCCGGCATGTGCCCGGGTGAGTCCCTTGAAATCGTGTGCGGGGCGCCCCTGTACGCGAGAGTTGGATCCGGCGTAGCTCACTGCCGGGTGTGCGGCGGGGAGTGGGACGTCGAGGGCTGGCGGTATCAGGCGCTACTCGCGGCCGCCATGGAAACCGGTACCGCAGCGCAGATATCGCGGATGCTCTCCGACCCTGTGACGGGAGAGGCACTACCGCAGGGGACGATCCGGTCGTGGGTGTCCCGCGGCCTGCTGGTGCACCTGAATGAGCAGGAACGGTGGCTGGCCGGCGTACTGGGTCAACCTGTACCTCAGAAGCGTTACCAGGTGCGGAAGGTCCGGAACTTGTGGGTCCGGATGAAGGCGTCCAAGTACGGCAATCCCGAGTTCAAAACCGGCCCTACGAGCACCGCGTGTGTCGCTTGACAGTACCGGACTTGCAACGTAGGTTTAGAGCATAATCGCCCGTAGTGGCGGTGACGGCTGATAGTTCAATCTGGTGCGGCCCCACATATCGTCTACCGCTTGTGCACGAGGTCAGGTAGCGCAATTACTGGACGGGTCTAGAACACCGGTCATGGGACCGGAGATACGGGTTCAAATCCCGCAAGCCGACTAACACCGTCACCGCTGGCCCAGCCAAGTGGCGGTTATCTTTCAAGGGGGCCGGCGTGGATGCTTGTGATCAGTGCGGCGCCCGCGCCTACGTCCACGTAGAAATCGACACCGGCCTCCCACTCTCATTCTGCGCCCACCACTACCGGGCCAACGAAGAAGCGCTCTACGCGTACGCCAAGAAAGTCGTGGACCTACGCCACCAACTGCAACCTAACTGAGGGGGTGAGCGGCTTGTGCCTCGCATCACCGAACAGAAACGGCAGGAAATCCGCGACCTCCACGCACAAGGACTACCGCGCAACGAGATAGCGCGTCGTGCCGGCGTCTCGAATGACAGTGTGTCGAAGATCTGCGCCGCCGCAGGGTTGACGTTCGACCGGACCGCCACAGAGACAGCCACGAAAGCCAAGCAGGCCGACAACAAGCAGCGGCGGGCCGACATCACATCACGGTTGTACGGCCGGGTCGAGTCGATCCTCACCCGCCTCGAGTCCGATACATACCGGTATGTGGTCACCCTCAAAGACACCACCGAAGTCATCGAGGACACCGAACCCCCGGCCGACGTCGAACGGAACCACGCGACCGCGATCGGGATCTACCTGGACAAGGTCACCAAACTCGAAGCGCTGGACAACGACAACGGTGTCGAAGCGGCGAAGAACATGATCGCTAACCTAGCCGGACAGTTGGGGATCAACGATGCTTGAGGAAGTCGCACTATCCGACAAGCAGCTCCTCTCCGTCCGCGAATCCACGGCCCGCGTGAACCTGTGGGAAGGCGCCGTCCGATCCGGCAAAACCATTGCTTCCCTGTTGCGCTGGCTGATCTACGTCGCGACGTCGAACGTCCGCGGTGAGCTGATCGTCGTATCCCGTACCAGGGACAGTGCGGCGCGTAACGTGTTCGCCCCGCTCATGGACCCTGGGATCTTCGGGCCACTCGCGAAGCACGTCCACTACACGGCCGGCGCACCCACGGCGACGATCCTCGGGCGCACCGTTTGGGTGTTGGGTTCCTCCGATATTCGGTCGGAGCAGATCCTCCGCGGCCTGACGTGTGCGGGCGCGTACGTGGACGAGGTCACCCTCCTACGGGAGGACTTCTTCACGCAGCTCCTGAACCGGTTGTGGCACGGCGCGAAACTGTTCGGAACCACGAACCCGGACTCGCCCGCGCACTGGCTGAAACGGAAGTTCCTGGACCGGCTCACACAACTGCCGGACTGGGCGGTGTGGAAGTTCCTCATCGACGACAACCCGCGCCTGCACCCGGACCAGAAAGCGGCCATCCGCCGCGAGAATACCGGGCTCTACTATCGGCGGAACGTCCTCGGTGAATGGGTTGCCGCTGAGGGTGCCATCTTCGACATGTGGGACCCGGCGAAGCACATTGTGCAGTGGAACAGTCTCCCGCAGATGACACGCCTCCTCGGGGTCGGTGTGGACTACGGCACGACGAACGCTTCCACGGCCCTCCTGCTCGGCCTCGGCGCGGACAGCGGGCTCTATCTGATTGATGAGTGGCGGTATGACGCCGCGCAGGCTCAGATGCGTCTCACGGACTCGCAGATCAGCGGCCGGATGCGCGAATGGATCGACCAACCCCACCTGCCGTACGTGTCCACGCTCCGGCCGGAATGGACGATCGTGGACCCCGCCGCGGCGTCGTTCAAAGTCCAGTTGGGCGCTGACGGAGTCAACAACGTCATCAACGCCGACAATGACGTCCTCTACGGGATCCGGACCATGGCGTCCCTGCTGTCGGCGGAGAAGTTGCACACCACGGAACGGTGCGTCGGGTTCAACCAGGAAGCCCCCGGCTATTCCTGGGATCCTGCGGCGACGGAGAAGGGCGACGACAAGCCGCTCAAGGTTGCTGACCATTCGTTGGATGGTGGCCGGTATGTGATCACGACGACTGAAACGAATTGGCGTAGCGCCGTTCAACTAGCCGCTTAGGAGGCCGCATGCCGCTCCCGGGCAATGATCAGAAGTGGCCGCCGGCTGAACTCTCACCCATCCTTGACGTGTACGCCACCTATGACGCGTGGATCACCGGAGACACGGAAACACTCAAGGGCATCTACAAGACGGGTACTGGGTACGCGAAGGGCTTCAACATCGGCCCGATCGGCGTGTTTTGGGGCAAGCAGGACCCCTCCGGTAACGAGATCAAGATGCACGCCCCGTTGGCGTCGGATATTTGCCGGGTGAACTCGGATCTGTTGTTCTCTGACCCGATCACCGCGACCGTAGCGGTGGAGGACGACCAAGAGCCCGACACCAAGACGCAGGAACGCCTCGACCTGATCCTTGAGTCCGCGCATACCGTGTTCGTCGGCGCCGCTGAACTCTCCAGTGGTTTGGGTGGGACGTTCCTGCGTGCCACCTGGGACACGGCGGTGCATGATCATGCGTTCATCACGAAGGTGGACGCGGATCTCGCATGGCCTACGTTCCGTTGGGGCCGGCTCACCGCTGTCACGTTTTGGCGGGTGCTGGCGGAGGAGAACGCCACCGTCTGGCGTCACCTTGAATGCCACGAGCTCGACGGCAACGGTGTCGGCGTGATCCGTCACGGGCTCTATGAGGGCACGAAAGACCAACTCGGTTCGCGTCGCCCGTACGCTGACCGTCCGGAAACCGCATGGC